GTAGCACCTGTTACATCAAACGTACCTGCTATGTCTATGTTGGTGTCTATCTTCGCACTGGTGACTGCGTTGTCTGCGATCTTAGCTGTGGATATGTTGCCATTAGCAATCTTAGCTGTGGTGACTTGTAGGTCTGCTATATGTACTGTGTCTATAGAGCCGTCAACGTACTGGTCTGAATCTACAGAGTTAGCTGCCATCTTACCTACTGTGATCTGTGAATCAGCTATGTGGGCTGTGTCTATAGAACCATCTGTGTAGTGTTCTGAGTCTATAGCGTTATCAGCTATCTTTGCACCTGTGACCGCATCAGCGTTTATGGCTGCTGTTACTACAGCGTTATCTGCCAGTTCTGCGGCTACAATCGTTCCGTCTGCTAGCTTGTCTGCGGTTATAGAACCATCTTCTATCTGTTCGCTTTGTACTTTAGTGTTTGCCATATTATTTTATGCGTTTGGAGTTATCTCATAATCATCAGGTCTAGAATCTATTGTGTTTTCTATTTCTGTTTTTATTTCATTTATTCTTGTAGCACCTACTCTTGTTTCTATCCAAGATTGTAGTGTTTCTTTTGTGATATCAGTAATTTCAGAAAAAGTATCTGCCGATACGCCTTGTTCTAAATTAAAGTCTATACATCCACCTTGTGTAGCAGACTTGCCGTCTTTAGTTCCAGTTATATTCCATCCTATGTCTTGTATAAGGTCTCTTTGTTGACTCTCTATGTTATAAGAAATTATTTTATTTATTTTTATATCCCACGTGTATTCCATATCAGTATCCTATGACCATTCTATTTTAAGATTTTTCATGCTTGTTTCTTTTCCAGCACTCGCGTCTCCTGCTCTTGTAATTCTAAAAAAAACTGCTGGATGTACATAAGCAGGTATATCTACATCAAAGTAAAATCCTTGATTACTACTTCCACCTGCGGTGTGATAATTGCCATAACTGATTGAATGTGAACCACTTGATCTTATGATTGTAGACTCTGATAAAGTTACGCCACCATTGGTATATCCTGACAAAATAGCGTGACAGAATTTGGCATTGTAACCAGATATATAAATTTCTAATTGCAAACCTCCCCATGCTGTTCCTACTGTTCCCTCTGGGTTTGGCACAGAAATTCTAAAATTCCCTGCATATGACCCTGAAGCCCCTGCCGATCCAATAAACGTCCAGTAATTACCATGATGATTAGCTGTGTGAAAATTAGTTGAAAGGGAAGTTCCATGTATAAGTAAACCACCTCTTTCTACCTGTAACCCAGCCTGATCACTAGCAATATAATTAGGATCATTTGAAACTGAGGTAAATCCAGAAGAATTAATACGCATTCTTTCTGCATAACTATTTGCATTAATAGTTTGAAAAGCCAAATAACCACTTCTTGTAGAACTACCTTGATAATTCCCTTCCTTACCTCCAATAATCTTAGCTATACCTTGAGCTGCATCTGTCCTAAACTCTATATTTATTCTATCTCCAGTATTATTCTGGTCGTTAGAACTTTCTACAATTAAAGCTGTTCCGTCTGCTCGTTTAACATGTAAAGTTTCAGAAGGACTCGTAGTTCCTATGCCTACGTTTCCTGTTGACATAAATGTAGCAACAATACTATCGTTATCATCTTCAAAGATTTGCCACTTACCTGCTGCTCTTTCTCCAATTTCCCAGTTTGTTCCGCTAGATGTTGAATCTTGTCTAATAATTGAATCAAGAGGTGCAGTTCCGCCCAAATGTAATTTTGTTGAAGGACTCGTAGTTCCTATGCCTACTTTTCCATCACTTTGTTTTAAATGTAGTTGTCCTACATTACCTGATGTATAAATACCAAGATCGTGAGCAGTATTTGTATAAATTTGAGTATTAGCACCATCACTTCTAAGCATTAATTCACTTGAATCGCCTGTGTCAGTTATCTTCATTCTTGTGTCATCAGAACTTGATATTTCAAGCGGTGAATCAGGACTATCAGTTCCTATACCAAAGTTGCCTGCTCCATCTATTACCGCATCTACACGACTGTCAGTAAAATTATAAAATCCTAAATAATTACTAGCAGATGCAAATAATCCAAAGGCATCTCCCCCTGCTGTATCTGTAAATTTAAGGATAGGGTCGGCACTTGATAGATGTATTAATGCTGAGGTATTTAAATCACCAGTCATAGTTCCGCCTGCTAGCGGTAGCTTGGCTGCTATAGAATTCGTAATAGTTGTAGAGAAGTTAGCATCATCTCCCATTGCTGCTGCCAGTTCATTAAGCGTGTTTAAGGCATCAGGTGCTGAATCTGCTAAGTTGGCTACGGCAGTAGAAACAAAGGCAGTAGTGGCTATCCTTGTCGTGTTATTGCCTGCGCTTTGCGTGGTGGTGGTAGGGTTACCTGCTAATGCTACATCGTCAGATACCTTATCTCCTGTTACAGCGTTGTCTGCCACCTTTGCTGTAGTGACATTAGCATCTGTAATATTAGCTGTTAGAACTGCGTTATCTGCCAGTACTCTTGATGTTATTTTAGTGTTTGCCATTACGCATCCTCTAGTGTTTTAATTCTTGCTTCTAGTTCTTTTATAGCTTCTACTAAAAGTCCGACTGTATTTCCATAGTTAATTGCTTTCCATTCTTCAGCATCAGGATTCTCTAAAGTATCTATTGTTTTTGATTCATAAACAGCTTCTGGTAAAACTTTTTCCAACTCTTGTGCTATCAATCCTGTTCCCACACTTCCATCATCTTTTCTTGTAAAAGTTATACCTCTTAAACTACTTACTTTTTCAAGTGCATTTGGTATTACAACAATATTATCTTTTAATCTTTCGTCTGAGAAACTATGATTGGAGTTTATTGAGCCTGTGTGATAAAGGTTTCCTCCACTTAAAGCAAATTTTCTAGTATTCCCTGTGACAATTTCAAATTCATTTGCAGAGTATTCAGACATATAAGTATCACTTATGCCATCTAAGTAAAATTTGGCTGCTGCAGGTATTCCTACAGCACCATTATGGTCTATTGTAAATCTGTATGCTCCGTTGTTATAAACTCTAAATGATTCTGAAGACTCTTGTCCCCAGATAATAAAGTTTTCATCATCGTGTATACCTATTTTCCAACCTTCGTTAGAGGAATCACCTGTAGATGAATTTGTAAATTGATGATACGTACCTCCTGAAGAAGCTATGTGAGTATGTATGGCACTGTGAGGACTTGTAGTTCCTATGCCTAATTTTCCAGAGGCATCAAGTCTCATTTTTTCTGTAAAGTTAGTTCCATCTGTTGATGTTCTAAATTGATGAGATGGAGCACCTGTATTACCATCAAAAGCATCGTAACTTAATCCATAACTGGTCTGTTTGATTATGCCACCTATAGTTGTTGATGCTCGTTGTAATCTAATTTGTGCTACACCATCTGCACCCTCTAGGTGTAATAAAGCAGAAGGACTCGAAGTGCCTATGCCTACGTTTCCACCAGATTTTAAATAAAGATAATTGCCTCCAAATGATAAATCTGCGTAATGTCCATTAGTTCGGTCATAAGAATATATAGCCCATTTGTCAGCACTAGACTCTGCTTCAAAATGTAATTTTAATGTTTCGCCACCTTGTGCGGGGTCAGCTATGTTAAAAATTTTGTTTGCTGTCGTAGTTCCTATGCCTACTTTTCCGTCACTTTTTACAGTAAAAGCATCTAAAAATATTGAGCCATTAAATGCTTTTGTGATTAATAGGCTATTGTCTGCATTACTTTGTGTTGCAAAGTTAGTTCCATATCTTACAAAATTTCCGTGAGTTGCTGTATCTGAGTTAGTGCCATTTAAGTAAACTCCCGCTGTTGTTCCCGAACCTAGTACAACCACGCCTTTTGCAAAATCTACTGATTCATCTGCACCAATAGTTATAGCAGTCGCATCTGCGTTATCGTCTATACCTGTTGATGTAAAACCTGTAAGCGTTCCAACACTTGTAATGTTTGTTTGTGCTGCTGTGGCAAGCGTACCTGTTATGTTTCCTGATACATCTAAAGCACCATTAACATCTATGGTAGTGGCATTGATCTCTATTTCGTTGTCAGATACTAGATCAAGAACCCCATCTGCTGATTGGTGTATGTAAGTGCCTGAGTCTCCAAACTGAACTTTACTAGTAGTACCTAGAGTAAGGTGACTAGACATTTTAGTTTCCCCAACTATATCCACAGGCACAGTGGGGTTAGCAGTACCTAAACCGACCCTTGAGTTAGAGTTATCCACAACGAAAGTAGGGGAGTCGAAAGCAACATCGTGTGACCCTACGGTTAAAGATCCGGGTAGTGTAATGTTACCTGAAAGTTTTGCACTTGTTACTGTGCTGTCGCTAGGTGTCCCTATATTAACTGGGTTTATTATATAAACAGTAACCGCACGGCCTACTACTATGCCCGTATCTAAAGTTAAAGTATTTGAACTTAAGCTAAAAGAGCTTTGGTTTTGGAAAACACCTTCTACAAATGCTAGTACATTCGATTCACCGCCAGGGGCGTCAGAAAGCGTAAACGCCGTTTGTCCACTTGTAGCTGTAAAGGTATCAACAGTAAGATTAGAGCTTTGTAGGTTAATAAGATTATCTACTATTACTTCTATTTTGGTACCATCCGTTGGGGCTGCATCAAAAGTAAGAGTAGAGCCACTAAAACTAAATGTGTCATGGTGTTGCATGACACCATCTAAAAACACCATAGCGTTAGCTTCTACGCCAGGGTTTACCCCGATGTCATAAGCAGTTGCGCTAGATGCTGCAGTAGCATTGTAAACAGTTTGATTAGCAGACTTAGCTGCAATATTTTCTTGAATAGACTCTAGAACCCCCGCGGTTACCCTACCCTCCGCTCCGTCCCCAGAATTAAAAGCTCGCGCACTTGAGCCTTCTTGAGCTCGTACTATTGTTAAAGTATTACTAGATCTCGCGGTGCATTTACAAACTTCATTATTAGTACCGTCATCGAATGTGACAATAAAAAACTCACCAGCTCCTAAGCTGGGAAAAACGCTGCCATCAGTTACGCTAGCACTTGTGGCAGAGTTGCTAAGATTAGATGCAAGTGTCGTCTTGGCATTGTTCTTAAAGACAATTCCCACAGTAAAAGCCTCCTATTATTTTAGCTAACTGTTACTGTCCAGGTAATTGTCATAGAGTCAGCAGATCCTTTGTTTACAACTGAGAATACTGTCCTACAAAGCATAGTTCCGCCAGAAGAAGCATTTAATAAACCCGCTTCCGTAACAGCACCTGTGCCTGTACCAGCTGCAAAAGTTGCAACATAAGTAACTATTGCATTAGAAACACTAGTGCTTGTAAGGGACACTCTACCTAGCTCACTACCTAAAGCGGTATTTCCAGCGGCTGCTGCAGTAGACCCACTACCAATCGCCATGTGTGACATAGCGGTTGCACTGGCATCTTTTATTCTAGAAGCAACATAACCTTTACCAGCCGTGACGACTAAGTTATCAACTTCTTGAACAACCTCTCCATTAAGAGCTATTGCTAATTTACCTTTTAATTTTAGACCATCATTTATCATTTGATCTCCTATCCGTTTAGTACAAATGTATTTAATATAGTAGTATTCAGTATGCTACCGCCACCAGGTACAAATAGAATACTTACCGATTCAGTTATTGTAGCACTATCTGAAACAGATTTGCCAAAACTATGTGCCAAACTTTCAGATATGCTAGTAGTGTCACTTGCAGCAAATCCAAACGCATAGACAAGAGCGTCTGTTATAGATGACGTATCGGTAACAGCTAGACTAGAAAATAGAGCTAAAGCTTCTGAAAGACTAGGAGTATCTGAAATACCGCCTTTAGAAATATTAAATGCTTCAGAGTCCGTTACGCCAAGAACATTGTTTTTATTTATACCCGACTGAGTAGCTAAATCATCACTAGCGCTAGCAGTATCATCTAAAGAGGCTGCATCAGAAAAAACTCTTTCAAATGTAACTACTCTAGCTAAAGACTCAGAAATACTATGACTATCAGAGAGCCCTTTGCCCACACCCCTAGCTTCAGAATCTGCAAAAGACAAGGAGTCGGACTGAGAAGAACCTACTAGTTTAGCTAGCTCCTCTAGTACTGTAGTACTATCATCCTTTGCCAACTCTGGTCGAAGAACTGGCGAATCTGTAAGACTTTGAGAGTCGCTAAAAGATCTATTAAACACCATAACTTTAGTAAGATTCTCCGAAAGAGTAGGAGTATCTGCTATAGAAACACCCATAGCTTTGGCTAGTTCTTCCGCTATAGTAGGAGCATCTGCCTTCGCAAGACCTAAAGCGAAGGTTTCTGAGTCAGCAAACGAAAAAGTTTCTGCATTTGGGGAATTGTATTGAGCAGCGAAATAAAGGTTTTTAGTATCTGAATTTACGAATACATTTGCAGCTTCCAGATCTGTAAATTGTAATACACCTTCTAAATCAGTAAATGTAAGTACAGATTTAAAAT